ACAACCCATGGCTACGATTGGCAATACTGCCTTAACGTATGCTGACTGGGCGAAACGTATGGATGACGGTTATCGTGTAGCCTCAATCATCGAATTGCTCTCTCAGACCAACGAAATCCTTGATGACATGCTCATCGTCGAGGGCAACCTCCCTACCGGACACAAAACCACCGTCCGAACTGGCCTTCCCCAGGCCACTTGGCGACTCCTCAACAACGGCGTCCCAAACGCCAAGTCCACCACCGCCCAAATCACTGACACCTGCGGAAACCTCGAGACCTACGCGGTAGTCGACAAGGACATCGCCGATCTCAACGGCAACACCGCTGAGTTCCGCCTGTCTGAAGTCAAAGCCTTCCTCGAAGGTATGTCTCAACAGGTTGCCTCGACCATCGTCTATGGCAACCAGCACATTAGCCCAGAACGCTTCACCGGCTTCGCTCCTCGATACTCCACCAAGACTACTGCCAACTCCCAAACCGCCAACAACGTCCTTGATGGCGGTGGAACCTCCAACACCAACACCACAATGTGGATCGTCACTTGGGGCTCCGACACCTGGCACGGCATCTTCCCCAAAGGCAAGATCACCGGTCTCCAACATCGCGACATGGGCGAATGGCCAGTCACCGACGCTTCTGGTAACACCTACCAAGCCTACCGAGACCACTTCAAGTGGGAGATCGGCATGGTCGGCCGCGATTGGCGCTACGCAGTTCGCATCGCCAATATCGATGTGACACAACTCACCGGCGTATCCGCCGCGAATCTGATCAACCTGATCGTTCGTGGCCTATACCGTATGCCTACCGCTCCATCTATGGCAACTGCCATCCAAACCTCGGATACCCCAGAAGTCCGGGCCAACATGGGCCGTGTGGTCATCTACTGCAACCGCGTGATTCGCACCTACCTTGATCTCCAAGCGATGAACAAGACCAATGTCTTGCTCCGTCTCGAAGAGTTCAATGGCAAGGTCGTCACCACCTTCCGTGGCATTCCAGTCCGTACCTGTGATGCAATCCTCAACAATGAAGCCCAAGTGACCTGAGGGAGCCATAACATGATCCTCGATGCACTCCTTGCCTTTGACACCGCCTACACTTTCGTGGCTGGTACAACCGGCACCGTGGCGGCCCACGATTCAACCAATATCATCGATCTCGGTATTACCTCCGGCATCCCCTCCTCCGCTTCGGGCGGTGGCGCCAGAGATATCGGTATTGGTGACGACCCAGCACTCAAACTCTTAGTCCTCGTCACCACCACAGTCACCTCAGGTGGTGCAGGAACCCTCGCCCTTGCACTCAACGGTGCAATCGACAACGGCTCTGGCATCCCTGCTGCATTCTCAGTCTGGTGGACTTCGCCTGCATACGCCCTCGCCACCATGAACGCTGGCTCTCGACTCTACGATATGGACATGCCTCGTCCGCCTGACGGCATCGCCATACCTAGATTCCTCAAGATGGTCTACACCATCGCCGGTGCGGCCCTGACTGGCGGCACCATCCAGGCCTATATCGTCCTCGATCGTGACGATCAGGTCTATCAGTCAACTGACAACTCCGTGCTGGGTGGTTACCCTGCCGGAATCAACGTCGCGAACTAAGGGAGAGCCAAATGAAACGCCTAGCTCTCCTCAGCCTGCTGATTCTGGGGCTTCTTGCCCCAGCGTCTGCTCAGGTGAACGTCAATCCGCAGGTAGGCCTGACCACAGCCTACCTGCCCAAAATCACCTACTCGGCTGGGTTCTTTGGCCTAGTCCCTGTAGTTACAATTGGCACCGATCAGATTTGTATCTCCGGGTCAGCGACCAAAACCATCCGTGTTCAGCGAATTACTATCGCTGGAACTACCGCCTCGGCTGTTCAAACCCTACCGATCAATCTCGTTCGTCGAGTCTCAGTCGATACTGGTGGAACTCCTGCTGGTACCACTGCTAACCCCGCTAATACAATCGCCAAGCGGGATGTAAGCTCTGGCACCGCCTCTGCAACTCTAGTTTCCTACACTGCGGCACCAACCATCGTCGATTCCTCCCCAACCTACATCGACTCTCAGGCGATGACGATGCCAATCGTCACTAGCGTCTTAGGACCGATATTGGTTGACTTCAACTTTGGCGCCGACAATTCTAATCTAATCAACCCTCCAATCCTAGTCGGTGCTGCTGCTCAACTATGTATAAACAATGGTGTAGCCCTCACCAATGCTTCGGCATGGAATGGCTCCATCGTCTGGACGGAGGAGTAAGCGATGAAGAAATACCTCGCTCCAGTCCTCCTAATCCTAGGCCTCGCCTGCGGCCTAGCCTTCGCCCAGCAAATAACCAAAGGCATCCAACTCTCCCAGGACGCCACTGGTCCCATTGGCTATGACACCAATGGAGCCTCGTACTTCCCTGGGCATATCAACGCTAATACCAAAGTTGGCCTACCTCCCGTCCTCTCTTCCTGCGGAACCGCTCCGTCCTTCACCGGCTCTGACACAGCCCTTCGCCTAACCACTGGCTCCGCCGCCACCACCTGCACCGTCACCTTCGGCGTAGCCCATGTGACCGCTCCGTCCTGCGTCATCACTCCACAAGGTGCAGCTGTCCAACCTACTTACACCGTCTCTGCTACTGCAATCGCCATGACGGTCGACGTGGCCTCTACCGTCTACAACATAATCTGTATCGGTCCGGATTGAGTCCATGCTATCTCGACGTGCAATTATTGGTGGAATTGCCTCTTTATTGGCTGCGAAGCCAGTAATTGCGCGTCGAAAACATCCACAAATTGGTGGGGGCGACGGAGGTGGAGGCGGGGGAGGCGGACCGACGCCAACGGCTATTTTGGACTTTTTGGCTGGCGCCTATTCTGTCGGTGCGTCATCTTACGCCATTGGCGATCTCTTGGGTACATTCTTAGCGCCAACGGCGAACGGTCTTGAGGTTTTGACCGCCAACGCCAACCGACCGACTGCCATTGGTGCATTGAAAACCATATTCGATACCAACCTCTATACGTGCGTGATGGAGGTAATCCTTTTCAACGCGAGCGGCCTTGGACAATTCATCTTTCCCTTCATGTTTGATTATAATAATGCCGTTGATATATTCGGCGACTTTTCAGACTTCGGAGGCCCTGGAGGCAGTCTGAATGGTGATAATTGGGTGCAATCGGCCCATGCGGCCAGTGAAAACCCGGATGCGTTCAATGGTACCATTCAGAGATGCGCCTTCACTGTGCAACCCACACCTTACGAGACATCGCTGACCGGAGCGGCAACGGCATCCGAACCGATGCTGTCACCCCAAGGTCCGCGCGTATGGGATGTTGTCTATATCGGTCACAGCAACGATGCCAACAACAATCCGATCAATGGCTACATTCGCAAGATGACATTCTACGATCCGGTAGACGCTGCGACACTGCAAACTCTCAGCGCGCCGCCATCTGGTAGTCCCGTGAATACGATCGCGCCTGTCGTCACTGGTGTGGCGCAAGTCGGTCAGACGCTAACCTGTAGCACAGGAACATGGACCGGAGATGCGGCGATCACTTTTGCCTATCAGTGGTTCACCAGCTACAGCGGTGGTCAAGCGATAGACGGCGAGACGGCAAACACGTTTATCCCGAGAGCTGATTTTGATGTGGGTTATAGCATTTCTTGCAAGGTATTGGCTACTCACGCCTTGTGGGCGAAGTCTGCTTTGTCGAATGCAACTGGTCCCGTCATTGCCTGACCAACGCCACCACAAGCCCGAGTGATTAAAGCTTAACAAAATGAGGCCATTCTATGAAAAAGCTTAGCGCCGCACTACTACTCTACCTAGGGCTAGCCAGTGCGGCGCTAGCCCAAACCAAGTTCACCCTGCCTCCCCCAGCAGGGATATTCCTTGGTGGATACCAAGTCGTTACCACTTGCGGAGCGGCCTCAGGTCTAGCCGCTGGAAATCTAGCCTTCGGTGCAATGGATACCACTGGGGCAATCTGTACTAACGTCACAGGTGGAGGAGGAGGTGGGGCTGCTACCATCGCCAATGGAGCCGATGTAGCCGAAGGTTCTACCACCGATGCTGCCTCTACCGCAGGCGGGACCGGCACCGTCTCTGCCAAACTTCGCTTGATGACCACCCAACTTGGTACTATCAATACTACCCTTGGTTCGCCATTCCAGGCTGGTGGTGCTCTTGCTGCCAACCAATCTGTTAATACTGCTCAAATTAATGGGGTAACAACCCTAACTGGAACTGGCGCTGCTGGCACCGGTTCTCAACGAGTAACACTATCCAATACCGACCCATGCATGTCGCCAGACATTGCTAAATCTAGTGCTGCTATCAATATCACTTCTGCTACTACAACTTCTCTTGTCGCCGTATCTGGTTCTACTGTAGTCTACGTCTGCGGAATATCCTTCTCCATAGCCCCTTCTGCGACTACAGCCGATTCTATTCTATTTGAATACGGAACAGGTGCTACATGTACAAGCCCAACAGTGCTTACTGGAACATATGGAAGTGGGGACCTTACAACGGCTGCCCCACTTGTTATAATAAACTATGGTGGTGCTGGCCAAACAATATTCAAGTCAGCCGCATCTGCTGGGATTTGTGCCCTTAGCGCTGGTAATGTGGTCAATATTCAAGGCGTACTAACCTATGTTCAGCAGTAAGAAGCTCCTAGCTTCTCTTCTTGCCTTCTTTCTATCGGTTGCGCCAGGATGGCCCCGATGAAAAAATTATGGACACCAACCAAAAAGCTGATAACGCGTCGTAGTTTGTTAAAGACTGCCGGGATTGCCGCGCCTGCAATCATTACACTACCCCGCCTTGCTGATGCGCAGTTTGGGGCTTGTTTGCCAGGATTTTGCGGTGCGTCGCTTGGACCTTGTTCTCCGACTGAGGTGGTTCTACAGGTGCCGTTTGATGGTACCAATGGCTCGACTGTGATGCCAGATGTATCTACTTTTAGTCAAGGTAACGGAACAGTCGCTGGGGGTGGAGCAACCCTAGACACCTCTAACAAACAGTTCGGGACGGCTTCTGTACATTTTAATGGGGCTAGTTGCGTCTCTTGGAACGCATCAGGCGGAATCGGGCCGTTTTGGGTGTTAGGCACCCAATGGTGCATTGAATGTTTCGTATTCTGGGGCTCTAGTGCGACTGACCAAGCAATCATGGGGCAGTTTACTGGAATCGGGTTTGGTACTGAATCGTTCATGTTTTTTACTGAACCGACTCAGACTTTACGATTTTTCGTCTATGACGGAGTTGGTTTCCCGATAAACATTACTACCGCCACTGGTGTGTTTACTACGTCTACTTGGTATTATTACTGTGTCGAGAGCGACGGCACCAAGGTCCGCATGTATGCTGGGCTTGGTAGTGGAGGCACCGCAGCAGTAATAGCTTCGCAAATTCCGACAGACACCAATTGCGGCTCGTCAGCGACTAATCTTGCCGTTGGCGCGTGCAATGATGGTATTGGCCGTCCGATGCTTGGCAATATAGACATGGTGCGTGTCACTAAGAACTGTTTCCGTTACGGTACTGATTCGCCGATTCCAGTCCCGACCGCAGCGTTCCCTATACCATAACAAAGGAGTCAAACATGGCACGATGGAGATTAATCAACGGTCACTACCTTAACGTCCTTCTCGACGGCGAACCTGCCGAATGGGAATATAAAGAGGTCGATCGAAATACTGGCAAGCAGGCTAGGAAAATCTTTCCAGTCCCAATGCTTATGGACCCGAATGATCCAGCCGACCACAACTATCCTGGTGAGATCATCGTTTGCCATGAAGGCTTAGGCGAACGCAAAGACATTGTCTTCATTGGCGATCCGACTCCAGAAATGGAACCATTGGACGAAGAAGCCGAAACCATCTCAGCTTCCCTTCACCAGAAGTGGGAACATCCAATTGAATCTCTTCCCACCACTATGTCCGATGGTGAATCTGCATTCATGGCGAAGCTTATGGAAGCCATGGGTCAGGCGAAGCCAGTAGCCAATGCCTCGGTCTCGGTTGAACAGTACAACGAACTTAAGGCCCTAGTCGAAGACCTCAAGGCTCAACTGGCCACCTCCAAACCTTCCTCGCCTGCCGCCATCGAACGTAGGACCTAACTCATGGGCATCATTTCCACCGGACCCGGCTCTCCACTAGCCTTCTCGGCGGCTTCCGGTGGAAAGGTCTATGGGTATAATAATATCTCTGAGTTCGCTACCATAGTCGTAGCCCAAGCGAACCCCTCTCGCCAGAAGATCACCTTTCACAATCCTGGTGCGCAGGATATCTTTATCGGCCCGAGCTTCGTTCAAAACGTCCTTGGCTCCGCTCCAGTCAATCCTTCCAACGTAGCCTTAGCTCCATCCAATGTCCTTCTTGGTGGCTGTTGGCGAGTCTATGGCAACGGGGGTGTCCTCTCTATCGAAGGTGAGTGCCAAGGGGCTTGGCAGGCCTTTGCAGTAACTGGTGCTGGAGCGACTAATCCTCTAACTGTGATGGAAAGCAATGTTTAAGAAACTACTCTTAGCCATTAGCTTAAGTGCGGGTCTTGCTTATACCCTTGCGCCTGTACAACCGACGCTAGCTCAGAACACCACTTGCTCTGATCGCCCATCGGCTGACGTATCCAACGCCTGCGCCAACACCCGCTTCGTTCATAACGGCTTCATCAACTGCGTCGTATTCACCGCCTCTACTAAAGGCTGTACCCCTGCCTCAGGCGGCGGAACCATTAACTTCCTTCGAGCCGATGGCACCTTCGCTCCAGCTGGTGGTGGTTCGGCTATTGTTGGCATGATTCTTCCTTGGGCCGGTGCATCGGTGCCAGCGACCTACCTGCTCGCCTATGGTCAAGCTATTAGCCGAGCCACCTATGCCGATCTGTTCTCGGTTT